ATGATATTAGTACATCCTTTTCTCTTGAGCATTCTGATGATAGCAGATCCTACCATCCCAGTGTTTCCTGCTACGTAAATTCTGCTATTACTTTCCATTTTTACACATGTCCTCCACAAGTTCTTTAAATGAAATTTTAGGTGTCCAACCCAACTCTTCACGAGCTTTAGTGGAGTCACCTAATAGAGTATCAACTTCAGATGGTCTGAAGTATTTGGAATCTACTCTTACAATGGTTTTCTTAGTCTTCTTATCTACTCCCAACTCATCTTCACCCCCACCAAACCACTCAATATCAAATCCAAAGTAAGGTGCTGCCCTTTCTACAAATTCTTTGACTGAATGTTGTTCATTAAGAGCAATCACATAGTCTTCTGCCTTATCCTGTTGAAGCATCAACCACATTGCCTCAACATAGTCCTTTGCATGTCCCCAGTCTCTCTTAGCATTAAGATTACCTAGAGATAATACATTCTGTTCTCCTCTTGATATCTTATCTAATGCTTGAATTATCTTTCTAGTAACAAATGTCTCTCCTCTTCTAGGAGATTCATGATTGAATAAGATACCACTGCAAGCATACATGTCATATGCTTCTCTATAGTTCTTAGTTGCCCAATAAGCATACACTTTAGCACACCCATAAGGAGATCTAGGATGAAAAGGAGTGCTCTCTGTCTGAGGTATCTCCCTTACCTTACCAAACATCTCTGATGTAGATGCTTGATAGATGCGAACCTTATCTTCCATATCAAGAAGTCTTACTGCTTCTAGAATACGAATAGTTCCTAGTCCATCCACCTGACCTGTATACTCAGGCATCTCAAAAGACACTTTCACATGACTCTGAGCACCTAGATTATAGATCTCATCTGGTTTAACTTTCTGTATCACTCTTACTACATTAGTGGAGTCAGTTAAGTCTCCATAATGAAGTTTAATATTCTCATAGATGTGATCTATTCTATGAGTATTAATGAGTGATGCTCTTCTGACTATGCCATGAACTTCATAACCTTTTTTAAGTAGGAGTTCAGCAAGATAAGAACCATCTTGACCTGTAATCCCTGTAATCAAAGCAACCTTAGGCATTCTTCATCTGCTCCTCAATCCAGAAATATGTTCTCCTAATACCCTCCTCCAAAGTCATCCTATAATCCCAACCTAACTTCTCTCTAATCAAATCATTGTTAGAGTTTCTACCCCTCACACCAGTAGGAGCATTAAGATTATATACTTTTCTTACTACCTTATGAGAAACTTTAGCAGCAGTCTCTACTAACTCATTGATAGATACCATCTCCTCAGAACCAATGTTAACTGGTCCCATGAAATCAGAGTCCATCAATCTTCTTGTTGCCTCAATGCATTCATCAATGTACAAGAAGGAACGAGTTTGTAAGCCATCTCCCCACACCTCAATAGATCCACCTGACGACGGGACTGCAGCGACCTTACGGCAGATAGCTGCTGGAGCTTTCTCTCTTCCTCCATCCCAAGTTCCTTCTGGTCCAAAGATGTTGTGATACCTAGCAATCCTAACAGGAATGCCATGATTACGATTGTAAGCCATGTACAATCTTTCTGAGAATAGTTTCTCCCATCCATATTCTGAATCTGGTGCTGCAGGGTATGCTGAATCTTCACGACAATTAGGATCATCAGGGTCTACTTGATTATGTTCTGGATACATACATGCTGATCCAGAGTAAAATATTTTGGTCTTATTTACTTCATAATCATCATTATATTCCCTCTGCTTTTCTAATACATTTAGATTAATGGTGACTGAGTTCTGCATAATCTCAGCATCATTTTCACCAGTGAATACAAATCCTGCACCACCCATGTCAGCAGCAAACTGATAGATCTCATCAAATGGTTCTATCATTTTGTAAGGTATTGAATTATAAAAGTTACCTTGCTCTCCTTTATATTGTAATACTCTTTTTACAAAATCAGGGTCACGCAAATCTCCATGCACAAATTCATGTGCTTCTGTGTCACCATACTCAGGGTATTTAAGGTCTACACCCCTTACCCAATAACCTTCTTTACGAAGTCTCTTAACCATATGGCTTCCAATAAAACCACCTGCACCTAATACAAGCGCAGTTTTTTTAGGATCAGTCATTTTTAATCAACTCATGTGCGTATTCTACAGAATAATAAAAACTATGTCAACCTCTTTCTGCTTTTTCTTGAGCAGCAAGTTTTTCAAATGCTATTACATCTATCTTACGTAACACTGCTTCAATTATACTAACTCTCTCTGCTAGATCTGCATCTTCAATGTCATGATTACACTTAGGATGAGCTTCTGATTCTAATGCTGAGAGTCTTTTCTCTACTTCTACATCATACTTAGACATTGCTGCACCACTAGCAGATACTGCTGCCTTTCCTTTTGCCATGATTAATTTATTAAACTCTTGGATTATTTATACCCATCTATTGACTGTGAGTTCTATAGACCCATCAACCATTTCCCATTCTTCTTCTACTTCAAATCCCATATCCTTAACAGTATTGTGGATTGTCATTCTTGCATACTGTTGATTAACCTTATCAAGAAATCTTTCTACTGGAATAGGTTGATTCCATGTTTCTAAATCTGCAACTAATTCATACTCACCTGTTACTGAATGCATACGAAATCCAATGTCTTGAGCAATAGAAACCTCAGCCTCCACTGTTTCATGACCAATGCCATGAGAACCAGTTACTTTAAGTTCTTGATCCTCCTTGACATCATACTGAAGCAACTCTAGTGCTTCAACCAGTTGTGGTTTGTTCTTGAGTTTGGTCTTGATTGTGCTGAAGTGTGACATTAGAGTAGTATTCTGGTTTAACTTCTGTGTAATTAACAGAACCTAATTTTTTTTCTATAGTTCTAGTTATATTCTCACATTCGTTACCAATGACACCAAAGACTTCTTCAGCCACAGTGCCATCTTGATGTATTGTAAATTTAATTTGTTGTTGAGCCATTAGAATGAGTGATGATGTGTGTCAATGTCTCCATGTTCTATATTATCTATCTTTTCAATGTGACCATGATCTATATCAATGTGCCACTTCTTTTCTAAAGCATCAGCAATTCTTTCAAGTGCTGATGCTATTCTGTTGAACTCATCACTCATAATAATCACCCTTGGTATATGCAGGAACACCATCAGGATCTAACCATTTGGTGTATTCAAAATCTTCCATAGCAGTGGTCAACTGCATACCATTGTCACAAAGATACATGTCTTTGTATCTCTTAGTGTAAGCATCTTGTTTTTGGATACGAAAATCAGGTTTACCATTTTCTAGTGTACCCACTTCCACATAACGATATGGAAATCTTTCAAGTAGAACTGTCATTAGTGATACCTATCAAATTCAGAGTTTGTTGCGTTAGCATTAGCAGTTTGTTTATGAACTAGATCTTCTGATATAGCATCAATTAGAATATCATAATCATCTAAGGCATCTCCACTGAAAGAGATCAACCCTTCTCTCTCATAATATTTTCTCACCTTCTTAAACAACTTGGGATTTTTTACATCTAGGAAAAAATCCCCATTGACTGCACCCTGTAAGGTCTGCAGATCTTTCTTGAACTTTGAAGTAAGCGTCATTGCTCTGTTGTTGGACTCTTCTAGTATAGGGTAAACTGCTCAGTAAGTCAAGAGGAGTGGACACTTTCCCAATCGGCTTGGAAGAGTTCTAATCCCTTGTCAGTAAGGATGTGATTATACATCTTCTCAAAAACTGCTGGTGGCATGGTAACAATATCAGATCCATGCTCAAACAACCTACCCACATCTCTTACATTTCTAATAGATGCTGCTAACACTTCAGTGGTTACAAAGTGTTCTTTGAATACCTTGGCAATATCTTTTACCAAACATATACCACCAAAGGAATTATCATCCACTCTACCTACAAATGGTGACACATACTTAGCACCTGCCTTTGCAGCAAGTATTGCTTGTGCTTGAGAAAATATAAGAGTTACATTTACTCTAATACCAGCGTTTGACAATTCCTTACATGCTCTTAATCCATCTACACTACAAGGAACTTTAACTGTGCAACACTTACCAAAGGTGAGTGCTAATCCTCCACCTTCTTTTATCATTTCATCAGCATTACCCACTACTTCCATACTAATATCTTGAATACCCAAGTCCTTCAACTCTTGATATACTTCCAAAGGATCTCTTCCACTCTTTTTAATTAAAGTAGGGTTAGTTGTAATACCATCTATGAGTCCACTAGCAAAATGCTTCTCTATGAGAGAAGTATCAGCAGTATCCAAAAAGATTTTCATGTTTGTTCAGACTCTTCAAATTCAACACTAATTATATCACATTCATCCTCATCATGCAATTCTATCCACTCCTCAAACTCCCTATAGAGGGCATCTTTCTCTCCAATTGTCACAGCATCCTCAAGTTTCTTCCTAGCCCACTGAGTAACATGAGCAACCACCTCCTCAGTCTCCTCCAAAGTAGTTCTTTTTGAAATATCTGGAGAGGATGTTGCTGTTGTAGTATGCTGGTGTTCCATCACCCAAGGCTTCAGTGAGGACGTTGTTTCTAAAGAGTTGTCTTGTCTCTTCGTAGTTTGTTTTGCCAGCTGTATTATGTAAGCTGAGGATAGTTCTGCTAAAGTTTTGTCTACCCAGTTGTTCAATCTCTTCTTTAAGTTCTGGACAAGACCCATAGTACCTCTTCCAATCAGATTCAGATTTTACTTTTCTTTTTTTGCCTTTGGGAGTTCTAAATTGCCAAAAATATTTCCTTCCAATATATTGACGTTTGGTATGAGTATTAGTAATGTTATAAACAAACCCAAAAGTCTCCCCAATATCGCAAGACCCAAAAGCTTTCCCATTATAGACCCATGGATTCTCATAGTCAATAGGCATACTCATCAAGAACATCCAACGCGTTATTTAGAATGCGTTGTGCTGCACCTCTTTGCCTATCATCCCATTCAGGATACCAAGAGTGTTCATCTAAACCTTTCTTTATAGTCTCAAGACGTGCAGTCATGTCAATTTTTTTAAGTCTACCATTCATGATTGTAGAAACATTTGCTACATTATTATTTACGCAAGGTCTGCAAATATTTTAATACATGTTCACGAACCCACATCAATTCATTAAAACACTCTTGGTTATGTGCGCAATTCCTCAATTTGGGATCTGGTTTGTGAATGCTTTCTGCAAAAATTGTAATAGCATCATTCCATTTTTCATCTTGTGTAGTCATAATTTAAATCCTGAGAAGGTGTCCTTTTTAACATCTTGTTTGATACCACCTACCATATAAGATTCAACTTCAGTTTCTTGAGGTGCTACCTGCAACCCTTTGGATGATATCCAATGAGTTGTCCAAGGCAATGGATTGTTTTTTGCTGGTATATCATACTGTTGCTTCAATCCAATACCTCTTAGTCTCTTGTTAGCAATCCACTCAACATACTGAAAGAGTAACTTATCATTCAATCCTATCATACTACCATTCTTAAACAAATACTCTGCCCACTTCTTCTCCTCATTCACACACTTATCAAACATTTGATATGTCCACTCCTCTTCTTCTTTCATTATTTCAACCATCTCAGGGTCATCACCCTTTCTCCAGTTGTTTAATATTGATTGAGTTATGACCAGATGCTGGTTCTCATCTCTAGCAATAAGCGATATGATTTTAGCGGATCCTTCCATGAGTTTGAGCTCACCAAAAGCAAAACTACAAGCGAAAGAAACATAAAAGCGAATACCTTCCAGAATATTGACATTGGCTACTGCCCTATAAAGTTTACGTTTTACCTCCTTCATTTCTAAAACAGGTAAGGATGTATTTAAAGACTTATCCATGTCTCTCCATAAGTTACTTTGACCCCACTGCTGTGCTTCATTGATGAAATCATCATAAGATTCAGTTACACTAGCAGCACGTTCTAATATCTTTGGTTCTTTGATAATAGTATCAAAGACTTCAGATGCATCTGGATATACATTCTTAATGATGTAAGTATAAGATCTACTATGGATCATCTCCATAAAACCCCACACCTCCATACATGCTTCTAACTCAGGTAGAGAACAGTAAGGTATAAAAGCCATGCCAGGAGCACGACCTTGTACACT